CGAAGATCCCCAATGGGTCAGAAACACCAAACGAATAACGCTCACGGCTCTTGTACCGTACGTTACCTGTGTTGAAGTCACCATCCATTGCTGTAGTCAATGGAGAGCGTTCAAAATGTTTCAATCCATTTGGAACATCAGATACCAAAAACCACGCATTTCCATCAGTTAAGTAATGGTTTACGCGATAGCCGTCAGGCACTGTGCCATTATGCTTAATGGCGTTGATGTCGTTGTCAGCAGTACCCACCCGGTGTTCCGTATCCAAGATACGGGTGGCAACAAACATCAGGTCTGGCGGAACAACCATCCGACGCGGGCGAGCCGCAATCAGAAGACCACGTTGATCCGTCCACTTTGCAATCTGAATGACCGCTGCCTCAAGAGAGGTCTCGTTCAAATCAGCCGCAGTGGATGGCGTGTTGGAGTTCGTGCCGCCTGACACGAGTGGATGCGCGGTATTAAACAACGTAACACCATCACCCGATTGATATGTCCCACCGGGCATACCATTGTTCAGGGGATTAGCAGCTTTAACCTGCTTGGTATACGCCATCGCACGAGCGAGCGCTTTGGTATAGCGGGCACTTACGGAATCATAGAGGTTGTCCTCCATTGCTTCCTCAGTGATCGCAAATCCCATTGCAATCGTTTCGTGGTTATACCGTGCGGTGTAACTCTCCTGCGCGTTGTCATACGCGATTGCAGAACCCTCGTTCTTAACGGGGGCTGCATCAAAACCAGCCAGAGCAACTTCTTCTTCAAAGCTGCGGTCTGACGATTCAGTCTCGTATAACTCTTTGTCCTCTGCTTCGTAGTGGGCATACTCCAGCCCAAACAAAGCATTCAAACCCGGCAAGAGTTCTTTGAGCATTTGCGCTCTTGAAATAGCCATAGCTCAATCCTTCCTTAAATGCCGGTCGTATCTTGGTACTGATGAGAGGCGCAGGAGTCGCCAGTGGCATCTCCACCTGAGTTCCATTTGCAGATGATATCTGTAAAGGCATCACCTACTGCGGAATTAGGCCCGTCAACAAAACCGATAATACGGAGTGGCAGGGTTTTTGTGGTAGCTATCGTAGAAATCGTTACTGAGTTCTTACTTGTACCGATAGCCGTTGAACCAGCCGTTTGGGTAACAGCAATATTATTACCAAGCGCAGTCTGGGCGAGCGTGCCATCAGCCTGTACTTGCCATACAACATTGGGGTCATCCACTACATACGCAAACGCATCGGAAGCAGCCAGATCGGCTGTCCATTGCTGTGCGAAAGTAAGCTGACTTGTGTTGGGGTCGGTGTAACGACACCCAACGAATATCCCACAGGGGGTCATCGTTGCCGTACCAGCATCTTTTTCAATAGTGCCGGTATTAACAAGTTTGACAGCATCCCCGTAGAAGATTTGAGTATCGTACCCACTGGCAATACTGATGTGACGAATGGAATCACTCCACGAACCACTACCCAGCAAGCCAATCGGACGAAACCCATATGGCGTTGCACTTGTAGCCATACCGTTATCCTCCTAAAGGATTTGAGTTTAAACCAGACACCAGCCTAAGACGGCTTGGTGCCACCTCCGAAAGTCACCCGCGAGCTTGACTCATTGAGCTTCGGCATACGAGGGTCAGACTCCCGCATATAGTTTTGATCCACAGAATCCAACTGCTTCTGAGACATCTCAGTGTAATACTTCTTTCTCGCTTCCACGTTCTCTGTAGAGGTCTTACAGAGAAGCAAACCGCCAATCTCTATATTCCCTTTGAACGTGCTATTACGATCTGAAACAAGCATCAACTCTGGATGATCTTCAGCCCGACAAGGCTCCCAGCCTTCCCGAAACCGCTTAGATACATTTACATTATCAGCGGTGCCAAGAATGCCAGTCCGAATCCACCGAAAGGAATAACCATCCTGCGGCGTTGGATCAGGTAGAACCTGTGGCGGCTCCCAAGACTTCTCACGCTCGGAAGCTGCTCTGGTTTCTGTTTCTCTTGGTTTGCGCTCCGTGCCTTTTCCGTCAGCCATTGCCCATCTCCTTCACAAGCTGCTGTGCGTACTGTTCTGGCGTTAACCCAAGTTTTCGAGCGAGGTTCACTTGAGACTGGTTCAATTCCACTCTGCGCGGTGCTTTTCCGCCCCTTCTAGCGGGTGCCACAACCGGGGTGCGACGGGAAGTCGGTGCATCACCAGTGTCTGCTGTCTTCCCGAAGTGTTCTGTAAACTGTTTATGCAGGGCGGCATCAATGCCTTCGTAATACTTTGGATTCCCTCTGGGGTCCATACCTTGCTTAACCAGTTTTTCATGTAGCCCAATCGCATATCCTGTCATCTCTTCATAACCGGGCGCTTGGAACCATGCGTTCTTCTTTAACCAGCCCACCGCCAATGGATCGGGGGGTGGCACTGGTTGTTGTTGTTGTTGTTGTTGTTGTTGTTGTTGAGGATGCTGCATGGGTGCCTGTTGGCGAACAGGCTGTGCGGGGGCATATACATACTGTGCCCTCTCTGCATTCAGTCTGGAGAGTTCACTCTGTGCATCCGTAATCGCATCAGCATCTCCAGCTTCATACGCCTCCTTGTATCTCCTCTTCGCTCCGTCTATCTCTGCATCAGTCTTGGCAGAAACTTGGTCATAAAGCAACTTACGTTGGTCAGCCAACTGTTGCTTCAGGCCCTCGTTCTCTCCCTGAACCGACTGTGCATAATGAACAGCCTCCTGATTTTCCCTTAGCGCACCTTCCTTGGCACGCCTCTCTTCATTCCACTCATACCGCAGCTTATCAATTCTCTTGCGGATACGTTGTCCGAACTGACCTTCATCAAGGTCGTCGTCTTCTCCATCAGCCTCTGTCCTCGGCGCTCGATTTTGATCATCTGGTGGGGTGTCATCAACGACACTTACTTCCAGATCAAGTTCGTCAGCCAGAATCTCTACAGGCTCTGCGGCTTCAGGTGCAACCGTTTCCTCAACGGCTGGCACTCTTGCTGTATCACTCATGCTCTTTTCACCCCTCTGGGATCTTGGACAACCGCCAAGGTGGTGTCATCGTTAATCAAACGAAACTCCTGTCCGTGAATAAGAACCCTAGTACCTGAATACGCCTTCATAATAATCCAATCCCCCTCGTTGCAATAAGGACCACTGGGGAACCTCTTCTTATCTGTATACGCATCAGGCCCCATCTTCAGGATCATTCCCGTAATGGAGGCTGTTCCTTCTCTGTCACTGACATCGTCGGGGATAAAGACTCCCCCCTCCGTCTGCTTCTCAGGCTGCTGAAGAGCAATCAGCAAGTTATAACCACAAGGTTGTGGAAGTTGTGTCGCCTTCCGTTTCTCCTCTAAAACATCTTTCTCTACTACACTATTATCAGACATAATTTTCCTCTTGCACGTTTTTGCCATTGGCGGGGTTGACGGACCCCTGCTCGCGGTTTTAGGAGACGCGGGCTCCTGAATACTATTCCTCTCCTTTCTCTAAAGCCTCTATCAAATCGAGAAGTTCCCGCTCCGCCAGAGCAAGACCCTCAATAATTCCACACATCTTTCGGTACTCATCAAAATTCTGGGCTGAACCAGTGGCAACTACATCTGCCATCTCATTCATGCGTTCCCGAAGTTTCTGCTGATAAACCTCGAATAAATGTACTTCAGCCAATAGTTACTGTCCCCTTTTCTTGCCGCTGTCTATCAACGCCTTTCCTGCGTCCCTAACAATCTTGGCTCTTTCTATCGTATCTTTTTTGTTGATCTCATCCTGCTTCTGCTCCATCTCCTGCTGATCCTTAGCAACTTCGACACCAAGACGCATAGCATCAATTTCAGCCTGCGTGCGAATCCTCGTGGTCTCCGTCTCCTGCCGCATTTCCGCCTTGGCCATATCGCTGACAACACGAGTCTTGTCAGCTTCTGCTTTCTGCTTCAATTCCTGCGCCTGTAACTGTAGCTTGGCTTGCTGCATTTGAATAACAGGATCTTGCTGCTGCTCCTGAATTTCTTTCTGGCGAGCTTCTGAAATATTCTTGTTGTACAAACGCTGCGCTGCCTCTGCGACCAAGCGCGAGAGCTTGTTCTCTATCTCTGGAGGCAACTCCTCGTTTGGTGCAGGCAACTCGACACCCAGTTCTTTCTCTATCTCCTTGCGGTACTGGAACCCTAGATGCTCCTGAACATGAGCCGCCATCGCAGCCGCTATCGTAGCAGCCATCGGGCTCTGACCTACCAATTGCTGTATCTTCGGATCTTGGATCGCAGCCATATGAACCTGAATGTGGGCTTCGTGATCCTGTGGAAGGAAAGCCTTGATTGGCTTGCCGTTTAGTACATCCATATTCTCCGACACGGGATCTCGCGGCTTCTGATCTTCCGACAAAGGAATAATTCTATCCGCATCCTTGATCCCCAATACATCCAGCATCTGCCGATGCAATTCAGGTAGATCATACATCTGCGGGGCCTGCTGACTTAATGTCAACGCCGCTTGATACTGCATGATCCTCTGGCTCATCGTGGAGGAGTTGGGATCGGAAACAGGAATAACATCTACCCGTTTATCAAAATCCTCAGATTGCACCGCCTTCTTGTCTACGTCGTAAGAGTACCCTTCCTCTGGTGCGTAATCCCTTATCAGATCAGCAATAAGAATAAACTCTCTCTTCATCGCTGCATGGAGCCGCGCCTGTATTGCCGTCATCACTTTCATGCTACGCTCTATCAGAGCGAGAGTGGTGCCAACAGGAGCATCCTGCTTCATGTCTCCAATCTTGAGATCAGTAAGCGAAGCGAACCTTCTTCCTTCCTCGACAATCTCCGTTAACATCTGGTGCAGAACATTCGACGGTTCCTTGTAGGGAAGGAACGTGATGTTATCTTTAATAGCACCGCCCGGTACATCTACATCGCGGAACTCACCCGGCATAATAGGAGAATCGTCCCCCTTGATTCTCAATCCCCTCGCCTTCAGGCCTCCCGGCAAATTAGCCAGAGTGCCCGCGTCAACAAGCTGACGTGTCAGCGACGTTGCCGTCTTGGCGATACCCCCGATAAGATGAATAAGACCAAATCCATAAAAGCCCAGTCCGGGCATATACTGATAGTGTACGAAATGTATCCGCTTCATGCGGAGGGGGTCATCCTCGTACCAGTTTCTCCGTATTGCCAGTATCTGGTTAGATCCTCTGGCAATCGTTACGACGTAAGGGAGCGCAATCTCTGTTGGTTCTCCGCTGTCGTCCTTGTCTTCAAACCCGTCCAGATCCAGATTAACGTGCATCTCATAAAGAACATGGCGGTTATCGGTATCATAGGAAGGACTGTCTCCTTCCAGTTCGTCGTACTTCTCCTGCACATCACTCTGAAGATCCAAAGGATGGCCCAGCTTGACATCCAGATACAAGCCAGCAACTTGCAACTTTCTAATGTCATTAGCAGACTTCCGCATCACATGGGTATATCGCTCTGCCGTTAACAGATCGGATGCCCCATAAGAAACAACGAAGTCCTCGGCTGGAATAAAATGAGCGCAACATCGATCCATAGTGGGATCAAAATATATTTTCTTAAACGCCGACCCGGCAAGGGGAAGGCTGAACAACAACTGCTCCATCTCAGGACGGTACTCTGACATCTTCTCCGTAAGAAGATAGTTCATATACTCCTGTACGCGGCTTGCCTGCTTCTCTTTCTCATCGGTAATGGTGCCCACGATCTTGGTTTTCACAGGACCGCTGGCAGGAAATACTTCTGTAATCGCCTGAGACTGGAAACGAACTACCGCTTCCGTAAGAATCGGATGATGAACGCCACAAGCCCCCGGCCAAGGAGTGGTGCGGTCCTCAATCTTCAGCCCAAGAAGATCAAGCCCCTTAATATAAGTTCTCTCCCAGTCAGCCCGTGAGTTCTTGTCTGCCTCATACTCTCCAACCAAAGTACTGGCTAACCTCTGAAGACACTCCTTGTCACAAAACTCTGCGAGGTTGTCATCATGGTTCGCAGCCATTCCCTCCTCTTCCGCCTGCGGATCAAAGTCAATCACAACGCCGCCCTCATCCGTCTGGATAGAGACTGATTCCGGGTTGACCACGGCCACTTCGACAGCGTTACCGTTCTTGTCAGGATCGATCTCGTCAAACCCTTCAGGACGGTTGGAGAAGTTTGGCGCTTGAGCTATCGCCTTTTCTATCGCCATAGGAGAGTAACCTTACGCCTTCTTCTTCTTGAAGCCATAGGTGCCCTTTTTCTTTCTGGTGGCGAGCGCAACCTTACGCCGCTTCGCTAATGGCATTTTCTTTTTCCCGTACTTCGCTGAAAGCTGCTCATCCTTACGGTCCTTCCATCCTTGCTTCTTTGCCATCTTCAACTCCTCAATAATCAGGATTTACCCTTACGCCGTAGAAACTTCAAAAAATCTACCCCGGTGTCCACATCATGGAATACCGTTATGAGGCCGGGGTCATCATCTTCCCTTTCAGGATTGATCACCGTCATAACGGCTGCTGAAATATTCTGGTTCCGTAATCCAAGTTGTTTCGCATAATTATCGTAAATCTTGTAAGATGCAACCCGTAACGCATGAGTGATCAAACCTGAGTTGGGCTGCTTGACCAACTGATACCCTGAAATATGCCTATGACCACTGATTACTATGTGGTCACCGATCCCCATCTGGGCTGCTTTCGCAGGTCCATGAGTGGGGTTCCACTGAGAATGCCCGCTCCAGTCATGCCGTGCATTAACCCGGACTTCCTTGCCATTAGGAAATGCCAAACTAATTCTGGCACCGTGCGCCTGATAAACTCCTGTTTGTTTACGGACCATCCATTCTATCGGATTTCCATCCCCAACCCAGAGATCATGGTTGCCACCAATCAGATATAGCCAGTCCACACTACTGACAATCCACTCCACCAGCTTCCACGTTTCCGCTTCAGTAACAGTAGAATGCGCGTGAAGACGAGCGAGCCGTCCAACCCAGTGATCGGCCATATCCCCAACATTGGCCCCGAATAATCCCTGCGTCTTGGAGATAACATCGACATGATGTGCAAGCAGATCAATCGAAGTGCCGGGATTATCTATGTGATTGTCCCCCATGTGGAGAATAGCGATTGGCCCGTCAATATTTACCTTACACTTAATGAGATTGCGGGACTTCTCCGACGCCTCCTTGCGGAGGAACTCCGATCTCCTTCTTTCGATAATCTCTTCAAGGGGGGCGGCCTCATCCGCCAGCGCCTTCTTGTCAATATAGAACTCAGGTTTCTCAGCGAATCTTTTCTTGGCAGCATTAATACGTCTTCTCATCGAAGACTTGGAAACCCCCAAAGAGTCTCCAGCCGCTTTCAGTGAACCATGAAATTCATAGGCCTCTTGGGCCTCTTGTAAATCTTCGTCCGTAAAACTTGCCATGTGTGCCTCACCTAATAATACTCAGCACGCCGTGCCTTAAACTCCTCTTCTTCCTCATCACTGGGCACACGCACAAAACCTCCTTGCCGAAACCGCAACAAAGCCTGCGTGCTACTGTCAACCAAATCATCATGTTCGCCTACAGGGAATGCAGCAAACTCTTCAATAACCGTCTCCGCCCAGTTGGTCGCTGGAGCCCACACCACCCCTGAAGCAAACAGATCACTAACCGCATTCACGCGGGCAATCTTGTCATTACCTCTGGAAGGCGTGTAGTCACTAACGGGAATCCCCATAGCCCGAAGCTCAAAGATCAACGGCGCACCTGCTGCCTTCGCCTCCACTATGCAGGCGTCTGGCTCCCATTGGTTATAGGTTTTCTGAGCCACGCTCTTCAGTTCTGGAAATTCCATCCTGTCCTTGAATGCATCAAGCAGGATTATATTGGGTGCCTCCTTCCCCTTGTCATCACTATAAAAAACACCCCACGTTGTACACGCAGAGTAATCCGATCTTTCCGTTTTCAGGAAAGCTGTATCCCATGACTGGATTATAAACTCACATACTGGCGGTTCATCCTCTTCCCACTTGCGCCACCAGTCACGCTTGATGAGAGCCTGTTCCTCGGCTGTCGGGTCTTGCTGGTACTGCGCAGACCACTTCGCCGCAGGCAATTCCGCTTTCAGACTTTCCAGTTCTGATAATGGCCAGTACTCTGGCCACAACGAATTACCTGATGGCAATATCGCAGGTAGCTGGATAACTTCCCATTCATCACTACCATCCCGCTGGTGGGAAGCCTTGAGTATCTGACCAGCAAGATCGCGCTGATGCCAGCGCGTCATCACAATTACAATTGCTCCTCCGGGCTGGAGCCGTTGACGTGGCCCGGAAGTATACCACTCGTAGACGGGATCGAAGACGGAGGCATCGGGTGAGCGGGCCTCTTGTTCGCTATGAGGATCATCTATGATTAGAAGGTCTGCGCCCTTACCTGTCACCGCCCCACCAACTCCGATGGCGAAGTACTCGCCCTCTTTGTTGGTATTCCATCTACCAGCAGCTTTTGAATCCTGCCGCAGGTTAACACCGGGGAATAATTTCTGGAAGTCAGCGTCCCCAACAAGGTTACGCACCTTCCTTCCGAACCCAACTGCCAGTTCAGCAGTATGGGCAGTCTGGATAACTTTCCTCTCCGGGTTCTTCCCCAAGAACCATGCAGGAAGAAGATAGCTTGCAAATTCCGATTTGGTATGCCGGGGAGGCATATTGATAATAAGCCGCTTTAGTTTCCCCGCCACCACTCTCTCAAAAGCATCCGCCATAATGGAATGATGGCTGCCCTCAATAAACGCTGGCCACATCCCTTTTACAAAATGAAGGAACCTTGTCGATGATTTATCTCTTTCGGTTGCATCCTCCAGCTTCTGGATCAGATCAAGAAGCTCCCTCTGCTCCTCTATTGGCAATGCGTTAATCTTGCTGAGGTAGCTGTGGAGTTGTTGGTCTGGCATGATGCTCCAAAAGAAAAGGACGCTAAAGCGTCCTTTCCCTACAGAAGGGGTAAACTGCGCGGGTATCGGTAATCCCGGCACCGATCCAGAGGATTAACGATCAGTCACCGCGAATGGTTAAAATTAATTTTCCTCTGGAATGATATCACATTACCCCCCTTGACAACCCACTGTCAACACACGGTATTCACCTATTGCCATCAGGACGAGACCAGATTTCATACTTGCAAATATCTTGCTGAGGAGTCATCCACATAGACACCGCCAAGGCGCGGTCAGGTTTCCCTCCCTTCTGAAGATAATCCTCTCGCCAGTCCATCATCGCAAAGACTGTAGGACGCTGCCTTTCATACTGCTCCCTCCCCTTCTTACAGGCCCACAATCTCTCCCCGCAAACCAGAACCATCTGCTGAACCCCGATTTCAAAGGCATGATCAATAAAGGGTCTTATGTGCCGAAAGGGAGGATTGGTGATAATAATCGGTGCCAACGCGGTATCGAACTCAAAGAAGTTCTGCCCTGAAACAATGTCCGTTTCAATAACAGTGGATACCCCCTTGTTCCTTAATTCCGCTGCAATCCTGCCATCTCCTGAACAAGGTTCCCATACGATATCAGGCGCACTGCCCCTGTAAAACAGGAACCGATCAATCATGGCGGTTACCACACTCATCGGGGTAGGGTACAGGTCAAACGGTTTTCTCACCCCTGTCCTCTTTTCTTCTTCCGCGCTGTGCGCCACGGAGACTTTGGCCCCAGCTTCTTACGGTAGTTCAGGGGCCTTGGTTTGCTCCTTCGGCGGTTCGCCATTCTCTTCGCCTCTCAGTTTGTGCCAGACATCAATAGGATAGATGGCCCTTGCCTTCTTCCTATCCACATAAACGAAGCCCTTCTCTACCAGCCCGTTGATAACCTCATGGCAATGACTAACGCCAGTATTGATACTATAGGAGATATCGCGGTAGCTGGGAGAATGGCCATGCCTGTCCCAGTACCTCTTCAGATATTCCAGAGCGTTCTTCTGATAGGGTGTCATTCGGCTGCCCCGTTTACTCCGTTAGTGAATACATAGCTGGTGCCACACCGAACACAGCGGAAGCTGCCATCGGAATGAACAAAGAAATGAGCGGCTAGTACATCCCACTCCGCACAGGTTTCACAGGTCAGAGGAAGGGCCTCCTCCCCTTGAATTGGCAACTTGATGATTTCTCCCGTCATTTCTTCTTTCGTGGCTTCCTGCGCCTCACAACCCCTCCACTCTCTCCATCGGGGTACACCTCTTTCAGTCTCTTCAGTAGTGCGGTGGAGTATCCCGAAATCTTTGTATTCATTATATGGGCGCTCTCCCTAACTCCATTATTAATAGCCATCTCTATTCCTCTATCAGCAGAACTTGTTTGTTGGTGGTGAGAGCCCAGTCGATCTCCTTCTGAACCCCCGGTGAATCTTCCCATCCCTGCAAACAATACACTCCCAGCAGGTCACAACGCTTGAAGAACTCAAAATCTATTCTCATCCACCACTGATTATCATGTTCATGCCCACGGTCCTCAATAGCACTCCCATAGGTTATAGGAGAGAACACCCACACCCCGGCATCCAGCAGCCTGTCGGTGAAATCAATAACCTTCTCCCTGCGCTCCAGAGCCTGAGCCTCACTAACCTTCCAGTTACTCCGGTAGGGAGAAGCAAGGTATAGCAAACCCCTGTTCACCTCCGCAACCAAACGAAAGAAATCAGGCCCCGGTATCTCTGTTAAATCCAGAAGAGGGAAGTCGGTCTGCTTATAAGAATGCCCGTTCCCTTTATGCCAAAATACTTGTTCCATACAGTCAGTCCCATAAATCCCTTTGCGGATAACCAGAAACGGGCAGCATTACCTGCTCATAGTCGAACTTCGTTTTGAAGGCCTCTGCTATTCTTATGTGTTTCTCTCCGAATTTCAGAACATCTGCGTTGTAAGTGAAGACTTTCTGGGGAACAGCTATGCGGCCATACGCGAAGTCAACCCCACCTTGCGTCGGCTTCCACATACCGGAATGCTTGACCGTCGAGTCTTTCGATTCCCTGCGTACAACCAGCCCCCACCAGCGAACGGTGGGCAGTTGGTTGGTTCGCGTCAGCCATTTAGGAGCGGTGTTGGGCACGTCAGTCCACTGTGAACCTTGCCTAACGAGCCAAATCAAAGCGCGAGCCATGCTTGAATTAAAATGCCGGGGGTATATTTTGCCCCACCTGTCACAACATGGGCAGTAACCACCATCTCCATTTATCGCATGAAGCCAATCAGCTTTTGAATCTTCAAGCGTTTCTATTACATCTGCCATGAACAGATAGGTAACAGACCATGAACACTATTGCAATATAGAATTACAGGGGGTCACCTAAACTTGTTTAACTGACCCCCCCTAGGAATACCTAGTTACTAGATATAACTAAATATTATAGCAGAACCTAGTACTAGGTATTCCTAGTACACTAGACAGAACCTAGAATCTATGCTAGGAATTCCTAGTTCTGATTTAGAGCGGAGGAAAATTTATTTCTGCTCCACCCTATCCCTCCATCTGGGTGTTATAATCAGGACAAAACTCAAGCCCTGCCAGTCCTCCCTCTGGTGGGGCTCTTTTTATTTAAGCCGGTCTCGCAATCTATTAACAATTTCCCAGAGGGCAGAAACATTCTTCGCACCAACATCCACTTCAGCACGAAGTCTAACTACCTCAATATAGGTATCCCTCTTGGAGAGATCCTCGGTTAGGTTATCCAGATCCTTACGCAGTCCTACTGTCTCTGCTTTCAATTTTACAATAGCAGCAACAGCTATAAAAATAGTAACCAACTGGTCCCAGTACTCGTTGATAAATGCAGCTTCCATAAAAATACAATATCACTATTAGCTGTATCATATTAAGTGGGTAGTAGTGGGTAGATAAGGGTTCCTCAAAAAGTTGTAATTATTTGAGTGGATTAGTGTGTAGGGGGGGAGGGGGGCGGCCTCGCGCTCAGGGGGGGCCGGGGGTGGCCTGCCGCCGCTGTAGGCCGCAGTGACAAGGCCCCTAGGCCCTAGGCCTGCTTTTGCTGGCCGAACGAGGCTGATATGAGGTGCAGTGCCTGAGCTAGGCAGTGAGCCCTAGCCGCTACCGCCAAGGAGGGATGTTAATTTACGCTCCAGTTCTGCTTTGACCTGCTGCGGGCTCTCATTACTGCTTGAAGTTTCAATCACTGAAGTGAATAGCCGCACCTGACTGTCTTTTCCCAGTAATTCAAGTGAACGACAAACCACGGCATCGCTGGTGTCAGGATCTTGGGCGAGGGCTTCCAGCCGCTCCACGATCCACCGCCTTCGGGAGAGGGCTGAGGAAACCGCAGACCGCTCTATACTATCCCGATTGGCCTGTAGTCTACGGGCTATCTCAGGGTGACCCATAAGCAGGCTGGCCTCAGTATAGATTGCGCTGGGCTTCATACCTTTGGCCTCGTAGGCTGTACGGTAGGCATCCGCTTGCGTCGAGCCCTTGATCACCTCCGCAACGAAGCGCTCTTGCTTGGCTGTAAGGCGTCGCTTTTTGGCTGTAGCCTTGGCTTTCGGCGGGGGCGAATCACCTTCGATGATGTACAAATCAGGCTTCTTTTTATCGGTCATGGTCCTGCTCTCTCTGTGTTCTATCCCCTGTAATGTACAGTGAGTGGGCGTTGTAGGCCACTGGGATAAGTTGTGTTGTAGTGGGTCTTGTTGTGTGAGACAACATGGCTACGCCCTGCGGCACGTTGCTTGTTACACGAGGGCCACTGCTCTGAAGATTGTAGCAGTTGAGTTGGGTACTGCGAATGTTAGCCCCAGCCAGCCAAGCGCGAAAAGTAGAGTGGCAAGTGTACTTGTAAGGCCCAGCCCGCTCCGGTACACCGCGTAGGAAGTGAAGACACCTACAGCTTTTGAAAGTCAAACCACTCAGTTGCTAGCAACGATGCTTGCCAGCTAGTCAGCAACTGGGACACCTCAACATCATTCTGAAGATAGCGTGCTGTGCCGTAGGCAATGCCTTTTCAGGCGGCGGTAAGCGGAACCACACAGTGTGAGTTAGACACCAACCTCTACTGCGACCCATTGCTTGGCAGCGGGCGAGCGGTTTAGTGCGGAGCAAGACGCGAAAGGAATGTTTGTTGTCTCAACCCTGAGTGCAAAGGGGTTGCTTGTCACTGACAGATCAAGAGGGAAGACAGTCACTAACCAATGAGAGTTTATGGTGCGAGGGCTCAGGCCCTCGTATCCACAAGGGCAGGCCAGTTCCTGCTCTTCTGGATGCAAACTGCATCAACCACTCAATCAGAGGTGACCAATGGACGGTTTGATCTTCGGATTTGTTGATAACTTCGTACTGCTTATCGGAGCCTACACCGGCCTCGAAGTAGAGAAGTTCCTACCCAAGCGTTTCCAAGTTGGCGTTGGCGCGGTTGCCGGTGCCGGTATCGGGAACACAGTATCAGATGCAGCGGGTGCGCTGATCGACCCTGCACTTTTCAGCATGGTCGGCGGCATCACCATAGGATGTTTGATCCCGCTGTTCGCAATCCCGCTGATCACAAAGATAAGGGAGACTGACTAATGACTGCAAAATCACAGCTTACCGCTGCTATCGCCTACCCCGACACTCTGATCCAGAACATGGCCTCAGAGGTCGTTGACTATCTTGGCGACACTGGAGTGGTTGAGTTCAGCGACGATGGCAAGGTTCAAATCTTGCTGGAAGCTGCTGCTCAGATTAACCCGGCGGTGCGGGATGTGGCCGACACATTGGTAGCAACAATCAACCGCGTGAAGGGAGACTGACTAATGACCACTGGAATGTGGACAAAGAAGGAAACGCAACAGACCCTGCGGGAGTTGCGTAAGGCTGGCTACGCTGTCGCCAATGACGATGGCTTCTACACGGTGACAATACCGGGGGAAGACTCAGGCAAGTCATACCTGACGGCAATGGTAGACACAGACCTTGCCTTGGTCCTCGTCCGTTATGACCCCTCGCTGTTTGGTAAGGGGTGAGCCCACTGAGGATGGCCCCGTGGTGAGGGCCGAAACCCAGCACGTCGCTGGGTCTGGGTAACCAAACAAGTGAGGGACCATGACCAAAAAAGAGAAACGAGATATCCGCCAAGAGGTCACCGACAAGGTGGTCGCGGCAATCGAGAGCATGAACGACGGCGACGTGAACTGGATCAAGAGTTGGTTCACGGTTAACGACAGGCCGACAAGCAAGTCGAGCGGCAAGCCCTACCAAGGGATCAACTGGTTTATCCTGTCAATGGTACAGTCAATCGAAGGCTACGAGTCAAATCAGTGGGGAACATTCAACTACTGGTTCAAGGCTGGTGGCGGTGAGCGTGAAGGCAAGACGGTAACCAAAGAGTCGAGGTACTCTGTCAAAGGTCAGAAAGGCACACAGGTGGTGCTGTACAAGCCAATGACATTCACAGAGACCGATGACACTGGTAAGAAAGTGACCAAGTCGTTCCCCTTAATGAAGGGCTTCACGGTCTTCAACGCCGATCAGGTCGAAGGCTACACTGTTGAGCCAATGGATATAGTTGGCAAGGTAGATGAGTGTGAGGAGCCAGTGGTTGCGGTTAATAACCTGATGGCAACATTGGGCATTAAGCTGGTACATAAGGACAAAAATCGCGCCTTCTATACTCCTCCGATTGACACGGTTAACTCGCCGCTGCCTGCTCAGTTCGATAGTGCTGAGGCCTACGCCTGCACTAACCTGCATGAGACAGGACACGCCACTGGCCACGAGTCGAGACTGAACCGTGACCTGAAGAACCACTTCGGAGATCAGGCCTACGCTTTTGAGGAACTGATTGCTGAGTTGTTCAGTGCCATGATGGCTGGCGAGTTAGGCATTGCACCGACACCTCGTGAGGACCACGCCCACTATCTAAAGGGCTGGCTCAAGAAGCTGAAGGAAGACAAGTTCGCTATCTTCCGGGCAGTCGCAGCGGCTCAGAAGGCCGCCGACTGGGTACACGATGCAACGGAGGTGTCTGAGGAAGACACCTTCGCAGAGGCAGCGTAACTAACACACAGAAAAGGGAGAAGAACTGTGGACGTGAACATTATTTTTTGCAGGCACTTGCTGAGTGCGCTCAGGCCTGACCTCGCAAGACTTGGGCTGCGTACCTTCAAGGATGCCTCGCTCTGTGACTTTTCTTATCCACGAGGAAAGAGTGGGGCTAAGGACTACCACTTTGAGACAAGCCTCAAGCGGTGTGACTATGTCGAGGGCGCTGATCGGCACGACAACTACTTCAACATATATCTAGTGGCCGACAACGCCTACGAGGCACGCTACAACGGATGGGTTGCGTATCTCAGGCACATTGGTGTGCCCGACTATCAGATACCCGGCATCGACGACGTTGATGAGGGATAAGACAACGGCGCAGCGGGGCAACCCGCTGTACCCACAAGCATCACAGCTTAGGCGGGTGCTTCTGGGTGCTGACGCACTACACACTAATCAAGGAAGGTGAGAGATGTTGACCATTAAAAAAATCCCACAAGAAGTTTACGCAGTGGCGCTCGACTATATGAATCTTGATCGGGCGGAAGATAGTGACCACTCTGCCACATATTACGAGATTGTTGATCGTCGCGGTTGGACGGCTTCCGAATTGGAGCAGGCGATCTCAGACTATCTGTTGAGTGCTGGATCGTTTGGTGACGGGGGAGAGTTCGAGGACGTTTGTGGTCACAGCTTGAGCCCGTTGCCTGAACTTATGGATGATGAGGAGGTATCCTGATGACTGATATTCTAGGACGTTTACCGTGCAACCATGAATGGTTGAGCGATGGTGATGTGCCGTCTCACATCAACGTAGAGAAAGCGGATAGGTATGGCACCCCTGTCTACCGTCCCGACTGCTCTTTGAGTCGGCTGCTCGTGCGGATGAAAAAGCACAACGCGAAAGAGTTAACCAGTGAGATGCTCTACGAGATCAGGTCTGCTGGTCTACGCATCTACAACCAGTATGGTGAGGAGGTATCCTGATGACTGATAAATTCTTTGAGGAGATGAGAGCGTTGGAGGAATGGCCGCCGAAGCAGCCGGTCAAAGAGGACAAGCGCGAGAAGTTCCCGTGTCAGCCATGCGCTGGGACTGGCCGCTGGTCTGGTGGATACAATCAGCATGGCGAGAAGAAATGTTTTGCCTGCAACGGCAAGGGGTTCTTTCTAAGCAGCGAGCATGACCGCCGCAAGGCACGTCAGAAGAGAGCGGAGAGCAAGTCGAACAGGAACAGGCTGGCTGCTGCTCAGGCTGCGCTCACTGAGGAACACCCCACCTTAATGGGTGACCTCCGGGGGATGACTGAGTGGAACAGCTTTGCCGCCAGCTTGGTGGAGCAGTTCAATACCCGTGGCTTCCTGTCGGAGAACCAAGTCAACGCTGCCTACAAAATGATCGCCAAGACCGCCGCAACTAAGAAGGCCAAGGCGAAGGCACGCGATGACGCTGCTGTTGAGGTGGACCTGTCAACAATCAGAGCCATGTTCAACCGCGCCGTTGAGAAAGGCCACAAGCGTCCGACGTACAGGGCACTGGGCCTGATCATATCCCGCGCACCTGATCATGGTAACAACGCCGGGGCACTCTACATCAAGACAGAGGGCGACCAGTACCAAGGCAAGATCACGGCAGAGGATAAGTTCTACGCTGTTAGCAGCGCAGACTCAGCCACAAGCGAGAGCCTGAAGGTGATTGCTGCTGACCCGACCGATGCTGCTGTAAAGTACGGACGGCTGACTGGGAATTGCAGTTGCTGCGGCAGAACCCTCACTAACAAACTCAGCATTGAGCGGGGCATTGGTCCCATCTGTGCTGACCGCATGGGACTATAGAAAGGAAGGTGCGTTATGAAACGCAAGACTAACCCTGTCGCTCGTGCCCTTAGCACGGGCAGGCAGGGTAACCCTGTTACCCATAGGGATGAGCCCTCCTATGCCCACTCCAAGGGCCGTAGGCGGCATCCTAAACACAAAGGTGCGGCGGATAGCTCCGCCGTATCCACCAGCACATCAGATGGGTGTGCTGATGGATGCGAAGGCATCGATGACCAACCAATAGATGAGGTAACTGACCAATGAAGATGCATGATGTATTTGGATTTGCGGCACTCGCTTTCTGGACTGTCGCAACATTCGGGCTGGCTTGGGCAGGGCTCAACAGCCAGACCTTTACCACAACACTGTTCGTTATGACTGTCGCAACATCCCTCTTCGGATTGATTGCGTTGATCTTCGCCGTCGAGTTGAAGGTGAGAGAGAACAGGCAATGAAACTATCTGATTGTGACCGAGAGGTGATCGGAGCCGTCCTGTTTGGAATTGTAGCAGCGATCCCAATCATGCTGTTAGTAGCTGTATTTATTTTGTAAGGGAGAATGGAATGATGAGACGCATAGCATTTTTCATTGAGACTATCCCACCCTATGAGGAGCAGCACTACTGGGGCACCTCAGAGGAGGCCGTCATAGCAGAGCTTGAGAAGGAAGGCTACAAGGTAGACTTTATCGAAAGCACTGCTGGGTGGGAGAGTGAGAGTGGTTGCGGGATGCCTGATCACCCACCGGAAGGAGGTTACTGAAGAAGCGAATCGGTGATGGCTCACGAGCCTGAACCGATGTGATTCACAGAGGAGGCACACGCTGTAACCCGCAGTGGGTGCGCGTGTGGAGCTTTGTGTCTGTTCGTGCTATACTAACATCTGCTGTTTGACAATGTGAGGAGACCAGACTGATGAATCAAATTCATCAAGACTACAATCGTTGTGTCAACGACAAGTGGACGGCGGCGCTTGCAGAGGAGGGGGCAAACAGGAACCCATCCGAACAGGAAGCCATCGCCGCAGTGAAGCGTCTCTATCGTAAGGCGACGGGACGCAAGCTCACAATGCCACTCAAGATTACGAGCGGCAATCGATACACTTGGCCGAAGCGGGGTGTCTATTACGTTAACCCTGCTCGCCGTCACTGGGAGATCTCTGGCGGGTGGAAGCATCTCGTGCATGATGTCTCGCACTACTGCCATTGGCGTTTGCATCCACGAGCGAGGCCACATTCCAACAGTCAGCTTACGATTGAACGGGTGCTGACTGACTATGTCATCGATAACGGCTGGCTGCACGGCAAGTTGAAGCCGAAGGCAAAGCCGAAGCCACCTGTCGATCAGGTCGCAAAGCGTGCGGCTCAGGTGGATGCCAACATCGCCCGTTGGGAAACCAAACTGAAGAGGGCACAAGCCGCTCTCAAAAAGTACAAGGTGAAGCAACGGTACTACAAGAAGACATTCCAAGCGCGGGCTGCGTAGCTCAAGCACTCAACTGGGGGGGCACGTTGCCCCCCCTAACACGGAGGTAACCAATGGTTACACTGACCAAAGACGAGGGGACGATGGAGATGCCAGAGTTCCTTCGACGTTACTCACTCGACGGCCTGACTTTGGAGCGGCTGATCGTGATGACTGAACTGTTGCTCTCCCACGTTACGGGGTATGGCCCAGATAATTTCAATCGGAAAGAGATCGATGAGTTCAAGAAGAATCTCGGTGAGTTGCAGAAGCGGAAGGCCATCTGGCCAGCGCGACAGCATGAGCCCGTCGAGGCTCCCAAGCCAGAGCCTTTTGATGTGAGTACCATTGGTCTGAAGTTTCCGCTCAAAGAAAGGGTTGGTCTTCAGATCATCAAGGCCATTGAGGAAGGGCACAACACCTTCGCCCGTCTGCGTAAGGCTATCCCCGTCCTGCACATTGAAGGACAGGACATTGATATGCCCGACCGGGTATTGAAGTCAGCCCTGAATCATCTGATCAGCGGCAAGCTGAAGCAGGTCAGAGTTGTTAAACTTTCACCAAAAGTTTACGGGGTGCAGCGGAGATAGCCCCCCTACTCTGTGGACAATGGTGTCCATAGATGATAAACGGTGGTGTGCCATGTGGCACATCACACAAAGCAAGGAAGGTAACCATGCATAAGTCTATTGATAGACTGATCCATAAGAACACGACTGTCTCTCCATTTGTCGCTCCCGATAGTGGCGATGACGAGAATGGTGGACTGAAGTTGACTGTCGAGACCATCACCCCGGCTAAGGCGATGGATTATCTGGACGACAACATCTCTAACAACCGACCTGTCAGTGAGCAGCACGTTGCTGCACTCGCACGAGACATGGTCAATGACCGATGGTCTCAAAACGGAGAGACCCTGAAGTTCTCACCGACTGGTGAGCTTCTCGATGGGCAGCAAAGATTGTCGGCCTGCATCACGGCGAACAAAGCCTTCACCACTGCGGTAGTGCGTGGCGTAGAGAGCCTTGATGATGTTGACCGTGCCCGCCCACGTACTCTGGCCCATGCACTGGGGATGTACGGGGTCAAGCGGTCATCCAAATTGGGCGTAGTCCTGAACACAACGTGGCGTTGGGAGAACTCGAACTGGCGGATGCAACAACTGCGTCCGACAATACAGGAAGCGATGATCTTCCACCGTCAACATGAGGCCCTGCTTGGTGCCGCGATGCGAGGTGGGCTCCAGTTACGAGAGATGGAAGGATCACTGGAGAATGCATCTCTGGTGTTCTGGCGACTGGCCCGCACCTGCGGGCAGGAGATAGCTGAACAGTTGTTCACTCGCCTGTCGAAGAACGACTGGCAGTCCCTTAAAGATCCTCTGTTCCACTACCACTCCGTTGCTATCCGGGCGAAGGCTCAATCTCGTAAGCCTCACAAGCTGGTAAAACTGAACTGGCTGGTGCGTGGACTAGACGCTGCGCTCAATCGTGAGGATCACGACACCTATCATTTCTTGCGGTGGAACCCGGCCAATGAACTGCGGTTGTTCACGGGTGAAGAACTCAATGGAAGTGCAAGAGCTTGAACTTATCGCTGCCTTTGAAGAGGGAGAGCTTGATCTCCCAGAGGTAGTTCTGATGACCCACCTTCTCATCAAGAGGGGGTGGGTCTGGAATATGCCTGCACCATACCAAGCATTGGCGCAGGGCTGGATCGACGTTGGGATTCTGGATGATCCAAGGAAGGTAACAATGGACAGACCAAAGATTAAGATCGTCGTGGATGACGGTCACATAGAACAAATTATAGCAGAGAAGGGAGAGTTCGATGTCACTGTGGAAGAGAAAGACGGTGCTACCAGTACCTTCACCACGTCCCCCAATCGATCAGTGGGTAAGACAGAGTGAACTACTCTGGTCTGCACATGACTCAGCAACTGACACTGACGTTCAGAAGGAGTTCCGATTTAAACTTGGGGCGCTCGCTCGCAAGCACCAACGCTTCTATAACTTGGCGGGGGTGACATGAAGAATCGAACACACATCTGTCTTTCTCCTCACCATGAGGAGACGGTGAAAGAGTGGGCGGCTGATGGCTACCGAAGTTTCAGTGCCCAGATCAGCCTGCTAGTCCAGCAGGAAATCAACCGACAAGCAGTTCACGAGAGTGATAACGGAAAGGAAGCACGCGTTGCGTAGAACGAACTTAGCACTACTAACCCTGTCTTGAGACAGGATAATGCGGCGGGGCTTGTGACCTTGGCTTCATCCGAAGCCACATGGAACACGAGCCTCGCTGTTTTTCTATTGGTCCTCTTCTGGACCTGATGCATTGCCTTCGCAATGCGAGATACCGCAAACATCACCCGTCCACCAGCGGTGCCTCCCCTCGACAACCCCCCCTCTAAAGTGGAGAAGCAAGACTTCTTACCACCAGCCCTGCCGATGTCCCAACCTAGCTTGAGACCTGCACTGTGCTGGTCTGGCATGATTAGTTGACCGGCTAACAAACGATCCAGTTCACAACCATCCAGAACACGCAGCCTTACGGTGCCTATACCTAGGCCTGCTGGTTCAACCTTCACTGCGTGACGCAGTGATAACTCAGGCGTCCCTAGATCAGAGGTCTCCTTGGATTTCTTCCCAGTCTGTTTGCGCTTCGGCATAGGTTCCTGTCGGTTTATCATATGATAACTCACACACACCCTGATTGCCAATGTGTTTGAACCTAACCTTCCAGCAGTGGATCTCGACCATGTCGCTGTCGTTAGGTCGGTGAACTGAGAGGCCTACATCAGCCTTGCTGAACCATGCCGCCGACGAAGATATGTCGTAGCCCTTCGGTACTGGGTAGCTACCATCTGCCTGTCGGTATAGCTTGGCTGGATGGGCTACAAAAAATACAGCGCAGTCATGTGCCGCGCTCCAGTTCCTCACCTTCGTTAACATTTCAGAGATCAGGTTGGTCTCAGACTTACTACCAATGTTCATGTCTAGGTAGTTGTATGGGTCAATGGTTAAGGAACGCACGCCCATGCGTTGCACTGCTGCACTACCACGCTCAAGCACTGCATCAATGGTAGCTGAGGTGCCGTCGCTCTGCTCCATAAAGAGGAAGTGATCGTTGACCCACGTCAGGCCCCGCTCCATCTCCTCCTCACTCATGCGTGGTGTCGGCCCCTCATGGAAAGGCTTGCCCAATGTTTTCTCTAATAGCTTGGCGACGTGCATGGGAACAGGGTTTTCAAATGAGCAAACAGCATGACGCCAATCATATTTCTGGCTGAGGTTAAATAAAATCTGGTCGAGGAACTCTGATTTGCCCATGCTGGGCACGCCCGTGATCACATACACCATTGGTTTGATGGTGAACAGTTCATCGACACATTCATAGCCAGTACTTAGGCCCTTCCCCTCGCCTTGTGCGTAAAGAGTTCTGACCTGATCGGCATAATGCTCGACATCATACAGGCCCGCTATCGGCCAAGGCTCCGCCTTCTCAATGGCGTTAGCTAATGCCGCCTTACCTAACTGTAAGAGGACATCATTGGCATCCTTACAATTCTCTGGCCATTCAACCGACCAGCACTTGGGCTTACCTATACGTCTCGCCAACTCCTCAGCGAGGGCGTTGCCGGGACCATCCCTGTCTACAGCTATGACGACTTTGTCGGTTGCCTTCAGTATCTCTGAGGCTGCCCAGATGTAGGAAAACTTTCGGTCCTCTGTAGGATCAACCCTGTCATCATCACTCACCTTGATGGGGGCCCCATTAGGTACGCTCACACTGGGGATACCTATCTCTGCGAGACTAAGTTGATCTATCTCACCCTCTACTATGACCAGTGGTTCACCCTCTTTGATCTTCTCGATACCGAAGAAGGTGGATGCGGCACCCTCTTGGGTGAACCCCTTGCTATCCAATGCACGCCACTTAACAGCGTAGGTCTTGTTGTTGCTGGGCTCAACGTATGGGAAGCCTGCACACATAACGTCGCCCGCATCTCTGATGTACTTGGTGTCAGAGAGAATGCCTGCGCTGTTGATAGTCTCGACTGACAGCCCACGGCCCTCAAGATATGTCTGTGCTGCTGGGGCTAGGTCTTTCTTAACGGGTGGAACGAACTTGACAATGTTGTCCCGCTCCTCCTCCAGCTTGACGCCGCCCTTCTCCCCGCAATGGTGGCAGAGCCAGCGTGCGGTAGGCCACTCAACCTTAACGGCGAGTACCTTCTCAGTCTGGTTATGTTTCTTTCTTGTGTGTGAGCAGGCTGGGCATACGTCACGGTATTGGCCATCGGCTCGTGCTTGATAACTAGTCTTGATTGTTTCCTTGATCATGGTTGGTCACCTCATCTCGTGTGTTTTGAAACAACTGCCCAAGATATACTACTCCCTCTCGTGGGCCAAGCTCTTCTAAATATTTGGCAGCATCCAGCACCTTCCTTGGGATGACACTCGCCATATCACACACCATATTCAGGTCAACTGTCTGGCGATGGAGGAAGGCAAGGGCATCGTCTCTTACCCGGCGGTCATAGCTGAGGGTGTCCCGTAGAGCCTGATAGATGACGGCTTGCCAGAGCCGTTCTTCACCCCCCGTGTTTAGCAATTTTAATGACAGCCCGTGGCTGCTCCTTGTCAAGCCCGTGGAGGATGACCTTGGCCTTGACCTGCCGATCATTGGTATAGGCTACACCTTGTAGACAATCCATTATCAGGCTCTCGTCAAGATCGGGGCGGCGGCTGGCGTAAAAGATGTGACAATATAACAACACATCGCCATCGATTAACGGGTCAATAGGAACAGCCTGATCCGCGAATAACTTCTCATAGCCCCTCGCCTTGTCCGACTTGATGCTGGCTAATCGTTTGCCGAATCGGACGAGCTTCCTGCTGTTCGCCTTGGACGCAGGCTCACCCAAGATCGTAACCTCAAACAACCACTTATCTATTGCTATTAGATTGCTAATGGCTATAGTGTCGGAAGGAGAACCCATGAATTATACCAATGAAACTAATTTGCCTGACCCTGTTGTCCGAGCCCTCACCTTCTTCCAGAAAGATGAGAAGGTAGAAGGACTTAGGGTTACTACTCTTATCGATGCACCGCAGATCAGTCAAATAAAGAAAACAAAGGAGTGGCGTAAACAGGCTACTGCCGATGTCAAGGATCTTGGGTGGCTCATGCAGGGCAGCGCCATGCATCTGGTCTTGGAGCAAGCCAACGTGGATTCCAATTCTTACGAATCGGAGGAGCGTCTAACCGTCAAGGTGAACGGAACCCTCATTAGTGGAGCAGTTGATCTCCAGTATGTTGATGATGATGAGGTAGACCTCTTCGATTATAAACAGACTGGTGTCTATAAGATTATCTATGGTGACTACCGAGAATGGACTAATCAATTAAATGTCTACGCCTATCTAGTTCGCAAGTGCAAGAAGAGGACTGTGCGTAGCGTCTCTGTCATCGCCATGCTGCGCGACTGGAAAGAGGCAGAAGCAAACCGCAAGTCAGACTATCCTCCAGCATCTATCATCACTATCCCGCTGACCCTGTGGTCCGAAGAGGAACAGGATGCATATGTAGAAGAGAGGGTGCGTCTCCACAATATGGCCCAGCTTGGCGCTGAGTTCGATGACCTGCCTGAGTGTAGTGATGCGGAGAGATGGGCGAGACCTGCCCAGTATGCCGTGCTGAAGGGCGACAACAAGCGGGCGCTGAGGGTCTTCGATACCCTGAAGGAGGCAGACGCATACGCCAAGAAAGATTCAAACAGGCACGTCGAGGTGAGACCCGCGACCTACACTCGTTGTGCCAACAACTACTGTGGGGTCGCAGAATTTTGTAACCAATGGAAGGAAGGTAACAATGACCGCTAAGAAAGAGGCCACCACATGGAGTGTTCTCTCAAAGATCGATTGCTCTGATCACGTCGAGAAGAAAGGCGGGTTGACCTATCTCTCGTGGGCGTGGGCATGGAAGATCCTGAAAGAGAACTTCCCCGATGCCAGCTTCGAGAAGAACTGGTTTGAATACGGTGACCCTACCCCCTACACCCTGCCGTATGCTTTGGACAAGGGCGGCAACGCCTTCGTTAAGGTGACAGTCACGGTAGCTGGGGTAGCTATCACAGAGGTTATGCCTGTCTTGGATAATCGGAACCGCTCTGTCCAACGGCCTAACAGTTTCCAAGTCAACACTTCTTTACAGCGTTGTCTCACCAAGGCCATCGCTTACCACGGCTTGGGCTCATACATATATGCAGGAGAAGACGTGCCCGATGTGGCTGAGGAAGAGGTGGTAGTTGAGGATACCCCAGCCAAGGAAGACACGCCTGCACCAACGCCTGAAATCTCAGGAAGCCTAGATGAGTGGCGTAAGGCATTCGTTGATAATGACACCGTTGACCAGACGGATGAAGGTATTGTTATTGCTGAAGGCAAGAACGTCGAAGGTTGGAAGCATGTGGTCGCCTGTTTTGAGGTCTTCATGCCCAGCATCGATGATGTCTGGGGAGACGGAAAGACGAAGTACGAGGATGGTGATGCCTGCGTTGCTGCCATTGAAGACTTCTACCTTGTCAACAAGAACAAAGCTATCAAGGCTCTAGGCGAGGCGCAGCCTGAGATGTTGCAGGGCCTCATTGAAATTTTCAAAGCTGCTAAGATGGCAGCGAAATCTAACAAACCCTTTACCAGAAAAGGAGTGAAGACCGATGGCTGACAAACCAAAGTACGGCGGCGGTGCGATGTTCGTGAACAAGTCTGCGTGCAACTACTTCCCGTGGGACGAAATCAAGCGCAAGCAAGATGCGCGTGGTGCCAACCCCGAACTGTCGGGGAGCGTGGAGATAACAAAGGCCTTCGTCAAGAAGATGGCTGAGATGTTCAAGGAAGGAGACACCCAACCTTCCAAGCGCGGTGATGCCGAAGGGCAAGAGGTTGTCGTGATGGACATTGCTGGGCTACAGCGCACCTCCAAGGGTGGGCTTGAGTACTTCAGTGTGTGGTTCTCCGATGCTTACAAACCAAAGGAGCAGGCATCCTCTTCTTCCGACGACGACGATGTCGATATCCCGTTCTAGGTCACAGTCCCACCTGAGCAGGGTGCGAGGCCAGCCATGCTTGATATGTGCTGACCCTCGTACCTCCGCTCACCACGTCACCTTCACTGATCAGCCAGCGTTATCACTCAAGGTCAGCGACTACAATACAGTTCCATTGTGCCATGCCCACCATATGGAACTCCATCGACACGGCAATGAGGAGCAGTGGTGGGCGCTGCAAGGGATAGACCCAATAAAGTTTATTGAGGAGGTAACCAGAGACAATGGCAAATAGATACACCGAAGTCGAGGAGCAATTAGTCTGTACCAACTGTGGGAAAAAAGCGGGCGGATACTACGAAACAATAATATTGCCAGAAGGGAAGCCATACAAAGGCAATTCGAGAGTAGTGTCTCAGAAAGAATACTTCCCCGGCAGTAAGCGCACAGTATGGCGACTGAACCGTGGGACATACAGGGCGTTTAATTACGGCCAGTTTTGTAGCACACCATGCGCTATACGGTTTGCAAATGCAGCGGTTGCTACCGGATATCGGAGGTAACCAATGACTAACATCAAGGATGCCAGCTATGGCTTTGAAGCAGTCAAGTCTGTACTGAGACAATCCAAGGACGGCATTGTTCTGAGCTTGGTCCTCCACCCCAGTGATGTACCTACCCCCCTCCTCTCTGATCCCATAGGCTCACGTTACATGGTCGGGATGGCCAGACTTGGCGATGAGGAAGAGATCATAGAGCCTGAGAGCGTGCGTGAGGGCAAGCGTATGGTCACCAGTTGCGGTGCCCTATGCAGGGACAGTGACTTCCAGAAATGGTTGATGGACAACGGCTTCTCTGGGGAACAAACCGAAGAGGCAGCAGCAACGAGCGTGAAGCGGCTACTGAAAGTAAAGAGTAGGGCTGAACTGAAAGAGAACGTGGATGCCCAGCAGAGGTGGCTGGTAATACGCCAGCACTTCATTGACCGGGCAATGCTTATGGAGGCTGACATTGACGGATGAGATCAAGAGTGAACTACTTACTGAGGCTGAGGCCCTTGTTACTGGCCCTCGTGCTGAGGCTTACGGAGATGCGGCGGTCAATCACATGAGGATTGCTGACCTGTGGAATTGCTGGCTAAGGAATAGAAGCTGGGGTTCCTCTGGGATCATCACACCCTATGATGCAGCGATGATGGTCATGCTAGTGAAGGTAGCCCGATGCCAGCAGCGGCCATCGCATGATAGCCACGTTGACATCGCTGGGTATGCAGCCGTGTTGGAAGATATC